TAACCTTACGGGCGCTAGAACCAATATTGCTATCCTTTAATACTCTACGCATTTCGCTGTCGGACAAACCCATGGCCCGGAGATCCTCAAACATCTGATAGTATCTCTTGTCGTTCCGCAGCTTTGCTTCATTACCCTTAATGAACGCTGCCTCAAACTCAGACGCGGTAGTTCCATAGTCATCGGCCACTCGGTTAAACATTTGTTTTGCTTCTGTTTGACCACGTTGAAAACGGTAGCCCCCAAACTCTAACCCTTTTTTAGGATCAAACTCTAAAGTGGTAACGCCTGATCCCGCTCTGATTAGCTCAATGCCCAAGGTTCTTTCACGGCCAAACTTATCTTCAGACTTAATTCCTAAAATATTTCCTTCTTCTGTTCCTAAAATACCACGGGAGAAACGTCCTGCCACAGGTGCGCCACCTTTAAAGTCTATGGGCAAGAACCCCGGCATCATGGCATTAGCCACATGCATAGAAGACTTAAACGCCTTGGTCATATTAGAATCAAGAGAGTTAAATATCTGAGCCCCAGACTTTGTCCTGCCGTTGTTACGAGTAGCTGCATTGTACACATCGAGCGAGGCTTCTGTCAGAATAGACTCATCCATGAACGGAGCAAAGAACTCTCCCATAGTACCAAACATCACGTTGGTCACAGCGTCAGCAGGACTTTGTCCCTCTTTAATAGCTTTGTCACCTTCGTTCATGGCTCTGTTTGTAAACCTAGTTAACAGGTCATACGGGTTTAGAGTACTGTAATTAATGTACTGAATTTTACCATCTTCTGTTTTGCCAACAGGAACTAGGACTGCTCCCTTTTCCCAAGTGGTTGCAAAGGATGTTTTATACGCCTTCATTTCTTTTCGGTCTACGCCTGAGAATTGGTACGCTGCTTCTACCGCAGCAACAGGAGCGGCTATAGTAGTGGCACTAAATCCCATTAACCGGCTACGTCCTCTAGCTTTAATTGCTGGAATGCCTGAGTAATAATCATCCAAACCCTGCTGAACAATGTTAAACCCAGTACGCAATATCTCTGCGGGGAAGGTGATAAAGTTACCAACAGGCAACCGGCGCCCAAACTTAACTAGCTCCGAAGCACCTTTGGTATAGTTTGGTAGTGTATCTCTGACGATCTGGGCAGCGCGGTGCTTTAATAACTCTTTGTAGGCATCTTTACTAGGAGTCATGCTTAAATCAAGAGGTACATCAGTTCCGTTTTTGGTTAGATACTTTATTGCAGTTTTTTCATCTACTGTGTCCAACGCCTTAGCCAGCTTCATTTCTTCCGCAGCGTAGCTTAACGCCTTCATTACATCATCGCCGCCTTGGTATAGACCCTCTGCGTAATACGCTCCTTTGCCTAACAACTTCCCGATGCCCGTAGAGGCTACAGCCCCTGATACTTTTTTGCCAAATAAACCTTCCATAGAGGAGCTTGGAGCGTCACTAGCTCTATCAATACCCTTACGAAGGGCGTCCTGTATTTCTCTTAGCTCTGCATTAGTGCCAATGACACCGCGCCTTTGAGCGTCCATAAGTAGCTCAAGAATTCTATCGTCCCCACCCTTAGAGATGTTTGCCGCAACCATTCTAAACGCATCTAAGGAACTGGCGCCACGACCTAATGGGGCATACGGAAGGTTTCCGTTCGCAAGCATGAAGGCGTGGCTGGTAGTAAAGTTTCTAACCAAAGTCACTGGAGACAGGATTGTTTTGGCGTACTGAGATAGAGCCTTTCCCCGAACGTATGTGTTTAGGGCGCCTTGAGCAATTTGCGTGGCGGAATCGGCCTCTGACCAAACCTTGTTTGTTAAACTATTATAGATGTCCTCTGGAACGTAATACCCATCAAGGGATCCCCAACCAGATCGGCTAATCATCTGATCTAGTTGCTTTACATCTTTAACCACGGCGGGTCCAAGCATCGATCCAACGCCGCCTTCGCCGCCAAGTTGAACATACCCTTTGTTTTTTAAACCTTCTTGCGCTATTTTAGATGTCACCTTATCAGGGGAAATAAACAAACGGCCAATCCCGTTTTGATCCTTGGCTAGTTTATTAATCGTGCTGTACATATCATCGACGGCAGTAAACTGCGCTAAGTCCGCAACCGTTTTTAAGTACGCCTCTTTAGGGTCTTTAATTTCCCCCATAAGCCTTTTCAACTCGGGAGCAAAGTCCTTGCGCTGGATAAACATCCCAGTGTCCAAGCGGTCTTTAGCTACACGGCCACCGCCCAGTTTTGCGGTTGACCTATTTCTAATTCTGTACTGATCTAGGAATGAATCTCTTGCTTTCTTTGCCACCTCGTCAGTAATTTTTCCGCCAACAGTAACTTTAAGATCGTCACCTAACCCAGAGACTGTCAGGCCATTTCGGGATATAAAGTCATCGGTCATCACCGTTTTAGTAACGTCCTTTTTAGCAATATCCGACAACATCTTTTCTGTGAGTTTATCGTTTCGTTTAAAATACATCCTTGCAACATCAAGTGTTTCATCATCCGGAATATACTTAGCATCGTTAAATACTTTATACTCCTTGCGAAGGTAGGTTTCTGCACCCTCATCCAAAACGTCTTTAATACTTTTATCAAGCCCTGGTATTTGCGTGTCTCCAAAACCACCTTTTATAAAAGTTGTTTCTTTAATGCCTGATGCCAGCTTGTTTCTTTGCTCAGCCATTTTCTTCGCAGGGTTTCGCAGTTCTTTTGGAAGCGCAGCTAACGCAGCCGCCCCCTTTTCTCCGGTGTTAGTAAGGTATGCGTACAGGTTATTCGTCGCAGTGAGGGTTTCATTTTTCCCGTCTTCCTTTGGCATCTTTTTAAAAGCCTGCTTGGTCGCTTCCTCAAATCCTTTAAGGTTTCTTTCTGCCTCCGAAACTGCCGTTCTAACGGTAGCGTCTACACCAAGTTGTTTTTCAGCAATGGCTCTAGGTAAAAAACCTCCGTAACGAGATGCAGCAACCAAACCAACTAGCTTGTTTTTAAACGCTCCAAGTTCTTGGCCCGGTTCTGCGGTCATTCGTTGAACAAGTGTGTCCTCTATTTTTGTCCCAAGGTTAGACAGACCCTGTTGTAGCTCTCTGCCAGTGCCTGTCTTTTTTATTTGCCCAAGAGAGGTTCCAATTCCAGCCAACGCACCGGTTACTGCACCGCCAATCACCGCACCTTCAAGACCTATCTGGGCACGTTTTGCCAAACGCAACAAAGCCTTGTTGGTTCCTGTCTCACCTACTAGATCGGAAGCATCTTGAGGCAGGCTATCAAACACATCAGCAATAACTGTGTTGTTATCATTGGACACCACAAAGTCTACGCCGGCCATAGCCCCAACTTCTTGAGCCCCGAGAACGAGCTTTTCTTTTCCGGTCAATGCTCTCTTGGCTTTGGTTGCGGCTTGAACAGTTTTAGAAAGTTTAGCCACACCTCCTGCTACACCAAGCCCAGGCACAACAAACTGCCCTACGACCTCGCCTATTGTGCCGGCCATGCCCTCTGGATCAATGCCCATGTCATCTTTAAATTCTTGAAAACTTTGGTTTAAAGCAGTGGTGGTGTCTGTCCCTGCAATAGCATCACCAATTGTTGTTCCTAAACCGATTACGCCCTCAAGGGCGCCAAGCCCTCCAGAGGCCAAACCCTCAATAAGTTCTTTGCCGGTAGATCCCTCAAAGTCCAAACCAATTATAGATTCAAGGGGCTTGTCTTTTTCTTCCGCTTCCGCTTCATCATCTGGCAGATTAAGAAACGGATTAGAGCTAACGTTTTCTGTGGGAAGATTAAGAAAGGGGTTCTCCGCCATTATGCAATACCTTCGGTAGAAACACCGCGTCTTTGAAGTTCTTTTATAATAGCACCTTTTTTACTAGGATCGTCCTTTATTGCTTCTTGCGCTTGCGCTAGCAATCCTTCCGGTGTGCTTGCAAACCCACCACCGCCACCGCCACCGCCTTGATTTTCAAACAATCGGTTAGCCATAGCCTCACCCTGCATGTAGGCTTCGTCAGCATCAATACCTTGTTTAATTAACTCTGCTACAAATCGGGCGGCAACTTCATATTTGGGTTTACCTTTTGCAAACTCGCTGCTAGCCGCGGTGTTAGCCGCCTTAAAGGCAGCGACTTTCATGGCCTGATCAAACTTATAATCCGTCTTCTGCTTATCAGCCTCAAGACCAAGGACTGTTTCCGCTGCGCCTGACATACCCTCTGCAAAGGCTACCGCCGCTCTGGGATTACTACTCTTGGCAATATCAAAGCCAGCCTTGGACTCAACCATCTTGTTGATGTCCGTCAGTATTTTGGGGAACGAGGCTTTCCTGTTTATCTTACCAAGTTTGTTTTTCTTTAAGGTGTCATCAACAGAGGCTTTCCTGTCTTTAGCATCCGGATCACCCCCTGCCAGTACATCAAGCGCCGTTACTTTTTCTTTTGGTGACATCTCTGTGTCCGCCATTATCTCTGCGTATTGTGCCATCTGTTCAGCAGTGAATACAGATGTGTCCGGAAGTTTTTCTTCCGCTCCTGCAACAGTCCCTGCCTGTTCTTGAATACGAACCCTTGATTCTGGAGTTACGTTTAAACGTGAGCCTTCCAAAGGGGCAACAGCCGCTCTACGGGCTTCCCCTTCTTCTTTTGCTTTTGCCATTCTCTCTTGTGTTGCAGCACTCCGGAATAAACTATCAAAGCCTGGGATTGTCTCTCCACCTAAAGCCATGGTCCTAACACCAGGGCGCATAGGATTAAGGTTAGGCTGGGGCTGTGGTGCTTGGGACATTTGTTGTGGAGGAGGGGCCATGGGCATTGGTGCAGGAGCGGGAGGTGGCGCCATGGGCATAGGCATAGGCATTGGTGCGGGGGCCATGGGCATACCATCGGCTCTTCCCGCGCTCATACCCTTAGCTACATCCATAGGTATGGCTGAGGTTTCCGGTCTGCGAACCGACTTCATCGCTTCATCAATCAAGGGTTGGCTGGATGCAAGTATGCCCGAAGGCTGATCGGCCCTAGCCAGTTGGTTAAGCCGCGTCCGAGCGCCATCTTTGCGTTGAAACAACCTCCGATTAAAGACCTCATTCTGCATAACGTTGATCCCTTAACTATAACCGGAGAAGTTCTGATAGGCTCCAAGGCCCATCGCGTTGCCCATGACAGCGTTAAGTGGGCTGGGTGATGGCACAGTGGTTTGCGATAAAGTGCTGCTAGTAGACGGAACACCTCGGAAGATGTCAGACATAAAGCCAAACCTTCTGTACGGCTCATAAGCCTGTTCCATCTGTCCTTGCCGCTGTACATCGTACTCACGCTGTTGTTGCTGTTGCTCCAACGACCCGATGTTATATAGAGCGTTAACGTCACTCTGTGCTGACTTCTGCGCCATGTCTCCCAAGGCTGCTTCCTTAGCACCCAAGCCGGCAATACCCTGACCCAGTTGTCCAAAGATCTGGCTGGCCTGTTGACCGCGGTTCATCTGGTTTTCAAAAGCAGACATGCCCTTGTTTGCCAAATCACTGCCCATGTTTACGATGCCCGTAGCAGCCCGACCTTCTCGCGCCATCTGATCCTCAAACGCCTTACGTGCGCTTTCATATCCGGTCTGACGTAGTTGCCCAGCGGTTCTGCCCGACTGTGCTAGGATGTCTCGATTAAGCATGGCATTCTCTACACCCATGCGAGATCCGCCAAAAGCCCCAGCCCCAGCCGCTGCGCCACCAATCTTGGCAGCACGTTCCTGTCCAGCCAGTTGAATATCGGCCAACGCTTGTTGAACAACAGCGTCTTCGTATGGGTTCATGTACTGATCGGCGCTATCTGCAAAGGTACGGGTTGTTCCGCGCAGTCCTTCTTGGCCCTCGGTCACATCACCAGCATAGCCGCTTAGATCAAAACCACCCATGGTTCCGCCTAGTGCAGAAATACCAGAGTCATATGCTGTTCCCGCTGTATCAAAGCTAGCCTCTGCTTCCCGCATCATGGGCTCGTAGGCGCCAATCCCTGCCCGACCAAGGCGGATTGCCTCTAGCTGGTTGGGGGTAAACTGCATGACATCAGGTGCGGCTACATCTGCAAGGGGAGATTTCTCGCTAATTGATGATACGTTAGCCAACAGATCTTTTAGGTACTTCTCTTGGTAGCCCGGAAGGAGTTGCAACTGTTGAACGGTTTGTGTCTGATCAGCCATGGCCCTATCCTATATTCCGTTGCATCGCGTACAATCGAGCGGCGCCTTTTTCTCTGTCCCCATCACCAACCGCCAGAACATCCTTCTCACGAAGAACAAACTCACCGTCAGACAACCGTGCTTCTTGTACCGGCTCTCCGTTTTGGTAGATCGTTGCGGGGATATCATCACTGGTGCCGGTCCCTGGTCCTTCGATCATGCCCCCTTGAGCGGCGTAACGCATAGGAGTAAACACCCTGCCCTCATAGTCAGGCAGTCTTTCTCCAGTGGCTAACTGTCTTTCTTGCAGAGGAGTGCTGGTTTTAACACCGTCTGGATATTGTTGTTCATCAAAAGCCTGTAACGCCAGTGCAGTAATCAACGGGTTGTCTCTCATTAATCCCATCAAGCCTGTTCCGCCACCGCCGGCAGGTCCACCGCTAAAAATGTTTCGACCCAGAGATGCAATCCCACCGCCACCGCCGCCACCCATTCCGCTGAGAGGTACTGCTTTACCCGCCGCACCCCCTGCTTGAGCCAAGGCCGCGGGACTTGCAGTGTTCATTAGGCCGGCACCTTGGAGGGCGCCTATACCAGAGGTAATTGCCGAGCCTCCAAAAAACCCTTTTAAACCACTGCCCAAGATGTCTTTAAAGTCTCCACCCTGCGCGGCTTCGGTAGCGCCTACAGCAAGAGCTGCGCCCATTGGTCCGCCAACTGCAAGGCCGGCTAACCCAGCTAATGATTTTATAAGACCCATGGCTTAAATCCTTTTAACGTCATACTAACAGAACGTAGTTTTCTTTTCCACGCCTTTATGTAGTTACAGTAACAGACCCAACGGCACCCGTTGCCGATACAGTTAGCAAATTAGTTTGATCAGCAGTAGCTATCTTTATATAGCCCATATCACCCGCAGCATTTCGGTATTCAAACAAAGATCCGGGCTCTAATCCTTGGTCGCTTTTTGGCAAATCCGTCAGTACCAGTTTTGTGTGCCTTCCCTCTCCAGGGTTTTGCATCTGATCAAGATAAACAGAGAACGCCCTGATCACTTCATTAAAGTAACTTTGATTGTATTCTTGCGGCGGTATGGGAAAGAACGGACGTACAAGATTCCTAGACATTAACGACCCCCATCTGGACGAACATCAACCCTTGGTGTTCCCAATCGCCATGTGGTTTCTACCGCTTCTGTTTCAACTTTTAAATTAAAAGATCTACCCCGAAGCCGTGTGTTAACCTGATTGGTGAACTGTTCTACTGGAGCCGAGGCCGTTTTAACTACAGAATCTGCTTCGTTTTGCAGGTACGGCCCCCCAGGATAGTTCCTAGCACTAAGAGTAAAGGTCGCTGTAGGAGTGTTGGAAGTAGAGTCACGGAATGTAATGTCTGGAATTAATCGAGACAAGAACGCAAACTGATCTCCCTCCCCTAAGTCCATTTGGCTGCTTTCTATAAAAGAAGTTATGGCAGTAGCCGGCGCGTTACTTCCATCATCTAAACCACTTTCATGATCGTATAGATAATGGTCTGTTGAAGCGGCAATTGGGTTTTCGTCTACGCCTCGATCCATCCATGCCGTTCTGCCTAGGTTTCCATAATACCATATGTTTTGTTCGTAGTTAAAAATAACATATCTATCATTTTCTTCACTACTTGCAGACGGATAAAACCACCATATTTCAGAAAAAGAACTATTGTTTGCTGCTGTAACTTTTTCAATTTGATCTTGGTTAAAGTCAGAAAAGACATAATCTTTAACTGAACAGGGCAGTTTTTGTACCGCTCCCGAATAAATATAAAACTCTTCGCGCCCCATCCAAAAGACGTTGTCGTTCACTGCTATAGCGCACAATGGACCCGCTGTTGTTATGTTTTCAGAAATTGTGTTTATACCAAATACAAACGGCGGTCCAAGAAACTGCATGGCATGAAGAGATACATCGGTAAAGACTAGAATTTGTTGTCTAGTCTCAACGGCCGTTACAATTTCTGACCCAGACCCAATGCGTAAATCTCCTGCGGTGTTTGTGGTTTTAGCCGCCCAATCAGTAAAACTTTCCTGACTGCCAAAACGAATAAGCAAAGGGTCTTGTGTACCTATCGCTGTTTCTGGGTCACAACCAAAAGCTATAATGTGCCTGTCTTTGTCTGAAACTAATACCTGCTTTGCAATGGTCGGAATATTATCTGTTGCTACACCTAAACTTGCAAGAGAAACCGCTCTTGCCGTAATACCACCAGACTTGTCCCAATAGAATATACCTTCATCACGAACGTTTATTAACAGGTCTTCGCCAAAGTTATCGTGGCTCCAAATACGCAAGGTAGAACCACCTGCTGCAAGTGTTGACGCTGAGTCCCATGTTCCACGACCCCATGTTCCTGCGCCCCAGCCTGTACCACCAACAGAGGTGTCTAATCCCGTGTTGACTTGATACGCTCCAACAGATGACCCACCACCATTTCCTGTATCGCTAGTGTTAGCAAAAACAAAAGTAGGGTTTAATCCAGAGGTCGTAGTGATGCTTTCAATAGATGCAACAGACCTAGCCTCAATTTGAAAAACAGTGGCACTAACTACGTGCGTTACTTGGTACTCTTGGTTTAAAACGTTTGCAGTTATTACCCCGCCAAGACTTGCTGCATTTGTAAAAGTTACAAAGTCATTCTCTAAAGCACCATGATTGTCCGCATCTGTTACAGAAATTGTGCAACATGTTACCGAGGCACTGTCAGAATGAGCCGCCGCAGTCGTTCCGTTAACCCCGCGTTCACATCCTGTCAAAATCGCACTGCTAACTCCGCCATACGTTATTTGTTCTGAGCCAATCAGAATGCGACCACCACCTGTAGGAAATCCACTAGCACTGTTCAAAGTTATAGATTGTGCCGAGTCTGTAATGGCTCCATTTAACGTATCGGCTCCCCCCGCAAAGGTAACGGAGGAAGATGCAACTCTAAGAGGGGTTATGTCGTGGTATGTTCCGCCCTCACTTATATAATACTTTAAGGTTGTTCCAACACCTATGTATTTTTCACCCGATAAAGCCACCCAAGCATGAAGTGCACGACAAGTGCCTAAAAAAGCATTGTTAGAGTTCTTTATCCAACCGCCTATCTTTTCAGGAAAACCCATGCGAAATCGTATTTTGTCGCCATCAAACCAACCACCTTCGTTACTGTACGAAGTGGTTTCCCTGTTTATTCCGGGTTTAAACTGTAGCTTTGTTAAGGGCATTAGGCATCATTCTTTGCATCTGTAGTAAAGAAAAGTTTTATTCCTAAAAGTCTAGCATCTCCTGCCTGACTATCTGCAGAAACGTCTCGCATAATTTGAAAGTATGTTTGTGTGTCCACTGCGGCACTAGCCACTGTTACCGCGCCACTAGCCGCTGAAACAGTCATATCGTTAGAGGTTCCACTGAAAGCCTTTGCCGTGGCTACCACATTAGTTCCAAAGGCAGTATTTACTGAAGCATCATCTGCTATGCTTACGCCTGACAATCCCCAAGCTACAGTGCCTGTATCTGTTCCCGTGACGGTCCAAAAGGCTTGAAACGTGATCGTTCCCTCATTCCAAGATTTAGGAAAACATACTGTGAACTGTGCGTTTTCATCGGAACTTGGATCAAAGTCCAAGCACTTTAATTCAGGCCCATTGCTTAATTCAACTTGAGCTATGTCAGCACAGCCGCTGGTGGTGTTGGGGTACATTGCTGTTGCAGGCACGTATATAGTTTCTAAACCTGCCACTTTAGCAGCAACGCCATCAACCGTTAAAACGTCTGCTTCTAACGTGCCGTCAATGTCAGCATTGCCTGATATATCTAGTGTAGCCGCATCTAACTCGCCTGTAAGCGTAAGATTACGCAGGCTTGCCACATCCTTGTTGGCATCAGCCGTTACAGTTTTACTTGCTACAACCGTACCAACAGCCGCGCCTGTGTCGTTATAGTTTAGCTCTGCCGCAGTAGAAGTAATTTCCGTACCCGCGATAGCCAGAGTAGTGCCGTTAACCTGACCACCACTGCTATAAATAACCGCTTTGCTGTTAACAATTGTTCCTGCCGACGATCCGTCAACAAGGTTTAATTCAGCACCCGTAGAAGTAACCGTTGTGCCACCGAGCTTTAAAGTTGCAAGAGCCGTGGTTCCCGCCAAGTTAACATCTGTCAGCAAATCATAAACAACGGCCCCTGAACCCTGACCATCCGTTGCAATCATTTTTACTTCACCAGCGGCTACTGCAACGTTGGCCCCTGATCCTTGAGAAAAGGTTAGCGTTGCACTTGTCGCGTTTTCAATCAGCCAAACCTTAGAAACGGTGTTGGGCGCAAGAGTGACTGTGCAAGCCTGACCGCCGCCAGTACATTTAAGATAGAATGAACGGGCTTGATCCGAAGTGCCGTCAGCCATTGTAATAGTGTGTGTGGACGCATCCGCTATGGCCTCAGAACCGTAAGAAAACGCCTCACCAATAAGTTCTAAATTTACGTTTGTTTTAGTTCCCCACGTACCAGACGCTTCGCCAGTACCAATCTCTTCTAACCTTAGATCGTTTACATATGTACTAGCCATGTCATTATCCTATGCCGCAATGTCCGTCCAAGACGGTGTTTGTGAGGGAGTTATAGCAGAGAAGTTTGAATTTTGCGAGGGTGTGATTTCCCCCCAAACAAGAACTGATCCAACTGAACCCGTAGCCGAAAGACCCGTCACGGTAGCATTGGCGTCACCAGTTGAAGTAACTGTACCAACAGAAGCTGTTCCCGCAGACGGTCCCGTGACCGTAACTACCGCGCCAACTGCAACAGTTCCAACAGCCCCTGTTCCTGCCACGCCCGTTACAGCGGTATCTACAGGAACATTACCAAACCCCGCTATGGAGTTGTCAGTTAGTGGGGCAAACCCTAACATTAGCTAGGCTCTGTGGGCCAATCGCCCCCGCTACCGTCCATATTCGGCCCTGTTAGGTTGGGCCAGTTGGCGTGTGTGGTAATATCTCGCAGGGCGGTGCGATACGTTGACCAAGCAGACGGTACAGTGGTGCCAGCTTCAAGCGCCTTGGTCACCACCCAATCACAATTAGCCAACCGCCTATTGCGCTCATCACGATTGCGTTGCGCTGCCGCTGCGTTTTGGCTTGCAACATAAGCAGTCTTTTCACTATCCGTCATGTTCACAACACGGCGCGTGTACACCTTGCCATCTAACAAATATGGCGTAACGACTTCGCTCTTCTGCGTGGCAGGGTCATAAGCTAAATACTTCACTACATCTACGCAGGAATGATTAGCCATCCACGTTGAGTCTGGACCACCTTTGTAAAAACGTGTGTTAGGAAACAACGCAGTGTGATCCCCAACCGCAACAATCGTACTGCCACTTAATTGTGCTATCATCATGTCTATTGTCCTTTATCTGCGAACGCTTTGGTCGGTGCTGTGTAATCACTGGTGTAACGGGCAAACTTGCTCAGTCTTACCTCATCAATATTACCGTTGAAAAAATTATCTGGGCTGCTTGGCACATTAGCCCCAATACTTAATAAAGCAGTAGAATCGTAAGGAGCGTTAAAAACACCTGTTGTCCAAGTATGAGTTGTACTGTCGGCAGTGCCATTGACGTAAAGTTTGACGGCTCCAGAGGCACTAACGAGAGCGATTTGATACCAAGTTTCGCTGCTAAATGCAGTGGAAAAAGTTGTAGAAGCATTGTTGCTTCCAGTAGAACTGTCAAAAAACTTTATTTTATTTTCTGAACTAACATTATCCATACGCACCATCCAACTACGATTAGCACCGCTAGTTTCCCAACGAGCAATTATAGAATTGGGCGTGCCACCAACATTGGCAGCAAGTCTAAATGCAAGTTCTATTGTAAAATCTATTGGTGCGTTACTCACAGAAAGCCTACCTGCGTCCGCTGGCAATGTTACTAAATCACTATTACCATCCAGCAGTAGTGACGCAGTACCATATAGTGTTTGAGCAGTGCTAGTTTTAGCTGTGCCAACTAACGTCAGATTATTCTGCGCTGCGCTGTCAATCGCCTGACCGTCTGCCATGTTTAAGAGCAGCTTGGTGTTAGTGATGGCAGTTAATGGGGCTGTTGGTGGGGTGAAGTTGCCTGTATAAACGGCTGTGCCTTTGACTATTCTGGCGTCACAGATTTCACCATTAAACCCATAGGTTGCGTGATATGCGCCTATACGCAAAACATCAGTGCAGTTGTTCATAGTACCAGCATCCGTAGCTGACGCTTTTGATACACCGTCTAAATACAAAGTATGAACATTATTATTTCTAACGGCTGTTACATACATCCATTGGTTTGCATAGGTAGCACCATCCGTAGCCGTCAACGTAGTTATGCCATTATTAGTTTTAAAATAATATAAAAGGTCTCCGTTGGAGTGATATTCAAAAGACCAAGCTATATTGCTTCCACTGAAGTCTCCCCAATGATTAAACATACCTTGGATTGTTCCAGTTGTTCTTGGATAAACCCAAAACTCAACAGTGTAATTATCACTCCCAAAGTCCCAATCTGCACTATCTGCTGCTGTAAGGTTAGTAGTAGCAGCAATATCAAAGCTGGCACTCGCCCCGTTTACTGCAGGGTCATACACTGCGCTGCTCAGGATTGGGCCAAATGCTGTGACTGCTGCATTGCCTGCTGGTGTAACTGTGTGACCACTAGCAGAGTTATCAACGAACCTATTGCTTTGGCAGGTTAATAGTTTGGTGTTGGTAATAGCTGTTAGTGGGGCTGTTGGTGTTGTAAACGCAGAGGTATAGACTGCCGTACCTTTAATCCAACGAAAGTTAGAAATAGCACCGTTTACATTTTCATTACCATTAAAAAATTTGCTTATAGTAAAAGTGCTACCTTGAACGTAATCAGTAGAGTCCGAAAAAGACAAATATTGAGTGCCGTCTACGAATGTTTTTGTTGTGCCACTACTTCTTGCAATTGCTATGTGCGCCCATCTACCCAACATAGAGGGTGGCGTAAACGCACGGGTAGTACCATTAATATGTAATTGAATAGCACCTGTATCTCCATATAGCCACAAATATAAAGTCGCTTGAGGTTGGGAAGAACGATAATCAAAATAGGTTGTAGCAGATGGAAGTGTTGAATGATAAACAAAGAACTCAACAGTAAAATCACCAGTGCCTAAAGCAAAGTCGGCTGAACTGGCAATTGATAAATAATCCCCACTACCATCAAACGACACACCCCACTCACCATCAGGCCGAGCAAATGGCCCAAAGCTGCCTTGAGTTGCATTGCCGTTGGCAGTGATTGTGTGGTTGCTGGCAGAGCCATCATCAAACACATTGTTTACACCGTTGTTTGCACCGTCAAAATGAGACAGAAAACTAACACGATTGAACTGATCGTCTGATGCCCCGCCAGCAGCCGCACTAGAAGCGTTGGCCCCAAAACCTAAGACGTTATAACCAAAACCTGACATATCTTCCCCTACGCATCGTTCGCTGCATCAGTTGTGAATAACAATTTAACACCCAATAACCGAGCATCCCCTGTTTGAGTATCCGCGCTAATGTCCCTGTTAATTTGAAAGAAACACATATCCGCCGCTGCGGGACTTCCCGCGATTGTTACTGCGCCACTTTCTGCACTTACCATCAAATCATTTGACGTACCAGAAAAGGCCAACGCCGTTGTTGCTACCTGAGTGCCAAATGCTGTGTTAATAGATTCATCATTAGTTATAGCCACACCCGCTAATTGCCACGCTACCGTGC